ATCAGGAATTTCGATTACATCACGATCTTTGAATGCCCTGAGGATGATGAAACATGTTGCTAGAGGCTCTTGGGTAGAGGTAGATGGAAAGCGGTTTTATGCCCGCAGCCAAGCCGAAAAAAAGTTCGGGCTTTTCTTGAATTATCTTAAGCAACATGCTATAATCAAGAACTTTGCACACGAACCGCGCACCTTTTGGTTCGAAGGAATACGGCGCGGTTGCGTGAGTTATAAGCCTGATTTCTTGGTTGAGGAGAATGATGGCTCGCATTGGTGGGCAGAAGTGAAGGGATATATGGATTCAAAAAGTGCTACTAAGCTTAAGCGGTTTGCGAAGTATTTTCCTGAAGAAGAGATTAGAGTGATCGATAGCACATGGGTAGCAAAAAACTCTACTAAGCTTAAGGGACTTGTGAAAGGATGGGAATGATCAAAATAACAATCAGAAAGACAATTAAAAAGGATGTATAATATGGAAACGTCAATAGAACTAAATGAAAAATCTGAGATTATAATGAGCGTTGATCTCGACAAGTGGTTCATTAGAATTTCATGTGATGGAATAAAATTTAATCATGAAGAATATCCAAATGTATCACTTGAGGGATTTGCTAAAGCTTTCTGTGATTTACTAGAAAAAAATTACAAAGTTAAATTTATAAAGACTGAAGACAATCAAAATGACCGATTTCAATAAAAAGGTTGAATGTATTAACTGCGGGTCTTTAGAAAACCTTCAATGGTTTACAAACCCTTTTAATTCTCATGAAAATATAGTCATGTGTCGAACTTGCTCAGCTATTTCTTTTGGAGAGCACAAAAATAAGACATATCAAATACCCTGGAATGAAAGAAAATGACTGATTTCAACGAAGAGATGTCAAAGATTCTTGGAATCTACGGTCACGAGCAACTCTGCTCACTCTTTGAAGACACATTCGAACTCATCCAACTGTACGATGTTACCGATACAGATGACTGGGTTAAAGATATTGTAGGCCAAGATAAAGTGTGGGAGACACGTGTTGCACGCACAGCCTACCTTCTCTCAAAGCTTGCCCATAACCACGCCGATTTATTGAAGAGAGTGAAGCGATGTGCCCCTGCATTCTATCTTAGAGCACAACAGCTAACAAAACCACTAGCATTAAATGACGCATAGATTTAGATTAAAGTCCCGTGGACAGAAGTGAGAAAGTCAGCCTTAGATTATTTCTTTACGGAATGCTTTCGGCATGTCTGATGACTGTTGGCTTCTTTGTTTTTATCCACGCGGTTCTTATCGATAAAGGAAATAATCATGCCCTTGAAAAAAGGTACCTCAAAGAAAACGATCGGGAAAAACATCTCAGAAATGATAGAGAGCGGTCACAAGAAGCCGCAAGCAATCGCAGCTTCGTTAAATATGGCCCGGGAGTCTGGGGCAAAAATTCCAATAAAAAAAAAGAAGAAATAATGACCGTACTTAGCTTAAATGAGCAAAATAAGGTAAGTATACTTCCTGACTGGGATAGGGAGCGCACTGAGAAATGAGCTACGTAAGCATCCATTGCCCCCACTGTCACCAGACCCACCAGGTATTTGGTATCAGCTACTATTGTTTTAACACTCAAAGATGGAGGGTAGTTTAAATGGTACGTAAGTGTAGTCATTGCGGCAGTCCTCATCACCCGAGCACCTACCACACAGAGAAATACATCACCGACGAAGGGTTTCCTATTCACCCAAGCAAAAGAAAGTACGAGCGAGCCCATGAGAAAGCTGATAAAGCAGAGAAGAAGGCTTTTCCTGAAGGCTATGAAGAAATGAAGAAAGTAGATGCAAAGCTTGGGAAGCACGAACTTGCAGGGAAGAACACTAAAACTGGAAAGATCGAAGTATCTAAAAAGGTGCCTCCTAAGCTGAGAAAAGAAGTAGCCTTGCACGAGAAAGTTGAATCGAAAGCCCTAAAAAAGACAAAGTGACCAATAATGAGTCAACATAATCGCATACCAAAATCGCGTCAACTCACTTTGTCAAATCTTTTGCATACTTCACTTAGTAATAAAATTCAAATTTAAAGGAAATAATATGGATCGCAAAATCGCTAAAATACAGAAGGAAACCGCTAAAGTAGGCGCAGACCTCAAAGACCTCAAGAAAGCCGACGTTAAGCAGGACAAAATTGTAGACAAGGCAAAGAAAATGAAGAAAAAGGCTAAGAAAGGTTGCTAGAAGATGTCGAAAATAAAGAAATCGACGAAGCCTGAGCACGAAATACTTGCCCGTAATGCTGAAAGTAACAAGAAGTGGCTTGAAGGAACTAGAAAAAAACCTAAACCACCAAAAAACCTATTTGGCTTTTTTCCTAATAGGGGACCAACTACGAAAGACTCGCAGCCGTAGTCTTTAAAGCGACGGCTACTTCACAAAATTGTAATTCCTCAGATGACACACACCCTTATATTGCAGGCAAAAGTCGCAGATAGAGTTATGGAAAGTGCCTTGGTGACCCATAGGCCATGCCCCACCCTTAGAACGAGCGCATTCAGAGCATATATATTGCTGATACCTTCTGCCCATGTCGGGCTCAGGCTCTTCACCACCGCATAAATGACTTTTTAACCAATCGGGCATATATAAAAAAAGCCCGCACTTTAGAATACGGGCCAAGGATGTTCAATGAAAAAACTATTCTCGAGCGTGCTCTTTTCGGGGATTCACGTTCAACAACATACTACTACGTAATTTATTTTAAGGAAAGAAAAAGCGGCCATTGCAGCCGCTAATTTTCAGGGGTGTCAACCTATGAAGTTAACAAGTGTAATCTAGCAGTCTGGGAATTAAAAGAAAAGAGCCGGCAACGCACCGGCTCACCAATATTGTCTTTAGTAGTGGTTGCGTTCATATTATCGGCTAAACAATTTAGGATCAAGAAAAAGGCCACCTACGCAGTGGCCAGGATATCCTTATAGATACAACTCGACTCTGAGTTATGCTTTAACTTTACATAAAATATAATTTAAAACAAAATGGAATCATGACAGAACTTACAGTAATCCTTAAAGACAGCGAGCAAAGATATACAAAGTCTTTTCCTTGCTACGAAACGTATACCGCCAGCGCTGAAGATCCATTTATTATATCATGCATCGAAGACGCAAAAAAAAACCTAAAAGAAATAAATGACGACTTGGAGATCACGGTTAAAATAGTGATATCGTGTTAATATGGCAATAGGTGCTCCGTTAGGAAATAAAAACGCAGTGGGTCATGGGCGTCCACCAAATCCTGGATATTCCGATGAAGAAATTATCCAAATTGGTAAAGATATGCTTGAATGGATAAAGACCGTTGATTCTAGTAAAACTAAACAAAGGATAGTACATCTATCTCAGTTTTATTCAGAATTAAAAGGTATTCCTAAAACTCAATGGAACCATATAGTTGAAAGATTTTGTTTCCGATGCTATTATGATCAAGCAAAAGATTGGATTGGTAAAAAGATAATGCTAGATGCCCAATTACCAACGGCTTACGGCAGTAGATTTCTGGGCATCTACTTTAAAGAGGTAACCGATCATGAGGAAGAAGTTTTTAAGAAAAAGATCGATTACGAATACGATAAAAAAACTGCATGTGATTATAGAAATCAACAGACGCAAGAGACTCTCGATACCGCTAAAGAGATTCTAATAGCAAAGCTGGCATATGAAAACGAACAGATGAGAAAACAACTCGAAGAACTAAAGAATGCTCAGCCAAAAACAGATAGCATCATTCAATGAATCAACTAAGCGATTTAATATTTGGGTTGGTGCTGTTAGATCCGGCAAATCTTATTCCTCTATTCTTAGACTAGTCGACCTACTAAAGAATGGGCCGCCTGGTAATGTGATGATAATTGGCGTTAACCGGGATACCATTCAACGTAACGTTCTCCTTGAGCTTTACAAATTCCTAGGATATCCACCACCTGGTACAAAAGTTACAGAGACAAAACTCTATGGACGCAATGTCTATTTTGTAGGCGCACACGACGAAGGAGCCGTAAGAAGGATTCAGGGATCTACTTTAGCATTAGCTTACGTTGATGAGATCACCTGCATTCCAGAACCCTTTTTTAAGATGCTTCAATCGAGGCTATCTGTTAAAGGTGCACAACTGCTAGGAACCACTAATCCTGAAGGACCTCAACACTGGTTCAAAAAACAATATATAGATAGAGAAAAAGAATTAGACCTCATTAGCTGGCACTTCACCCTCGATGACAATCCCTCCCTCGATCCGGTTTATGTAGAGAATCTGAAGAAGGAATATTCTGGGGCATGGCTAAGACGATTCATCTTGGGAGAGTGGGCAGTAGCTCAGGGGTTAGTTTTCGACAGCTTCGACGAACTTAATATATTTGATAAAGACTATCCTGCACCTTCTTATTGGTTAGCTTCCTTAGACTATGGAACAGTAAACCCCACAGCTTGTCATATTGCAGCGATTTCACCAAAGATGTGGCCACAGATTCGAATCGAAGATGAGTACTATTACGATAGCAGAAAGACAGGAAGGTCTAAGACGGACGCCGAGCTTGCCGATGATATCAAAGAGTTTATCTCTTGGAGGCCAATTAGAGCTTTATACGTTGATCCAGCAGCAGCAAGCCTTAAGCTAGAGCTAAGAAATAGAAACTTACCAGTAGTTGACGCCAACAATGATGTTCTCTTTGGCATAAAGATTATGTCTAAGTTTATAGCAAACAAAAACCTTGTGGTTAGGAAGTGTTGCACAAACCTTATTGATCAGTGTCAAAGCTTAGAGTGGGATAAGAGAGCGGCAGATAGGGGAGAAGATAAACCTATGACTGTTAACAATCATTCAACCGATTCATGCCGGTACTTATGTGCCACCGCATTTAAGGACGGGCAGTTTAGCCATCCTAATGAGGATCTTACCATAGAGCAAGTTAGAAGACAAGTCTATGGAGAGAACGAAAATATCTTCATGGGAGGTTCAGGTGGCGGGGGATATTTTTAACCTTTTCCTAAAACCAAAGGATGGATACTATATGGTACATGAACGAACATCAAGTACATTTCGGGAAAAAGTTTTACAAAGACAAAAAAGCTGGTTATTGGTTATCGATCGATAGTCCTAAGATTAGAGCGCATAGATGGGTTTGGATAAACATTCATGGAAAGATCCCAAAAGGATATCACATTCATCACAAGAATGACGACAAATCGGATAATCGTATAGAGAACCTAGAGCTTATAGAGGCGTCTAGACATTTAAGTTTTCACATGCAAGATCCGGAAAGAAAGAAAATACAAGCAAGAATTTGCGATTCAATTCGACATCTAACAAAAAAATGGCACGGAAGCAAAGAAGGACTAGCCTGGCACAAGCACCATGCCTTAAAATTTGGTTTTGGAAAATACGAGGGTGAAGAAAGCAAATGTAAATTCTGTTCAGTAGTTTTTAAAACAAAGAGTCCGAAAAATATGTTTTGTACTAATAACTGTAAAAGCGCTTGGCGTCGACGAGAACGACTTGATTTTGTAGACAAAGAATGCCCTGTCTGCAAAAAAACATTTTCTTCCAATAAATACCTTAAAACAAAAACATGTAGCCTATTATGTGGGAATAAGATTAAAGACAAATAAATCCTCAAATATGTTATAGGTTATCTTTACAATTTAGGATTCCATGGGCTCTTACGAAAATGGTGCATACGGATTAGGCGGGGTGGGCAACTCACCCAAAGACGACTCAAAAAACATCCGTAGTTATATGGATAAAGTGTATACGTCATCCTATCCGAGCAATTCAGCATATTGGGTTCAAGGGTCTATCGATAAACGTTTCAAGGTAGGGGATCAATCTCTATGGTCAATGATTTATGGAGATAACAACTACTATCAATCGAGGCGTTTCTTTTTTAACCTAATTCGTCGTCATCTTAATATGATATGTGGTTATCAAAGACGTAATCGTAAGTCGACTATCACCATACCTAATCAAAAAGACACCGATCCTTTAGCAGACGATTGGAATAAAGTGCTAAAATGGAGTGAAGATCGTGATGGGTTCCAAGAATATCTTTCTCAAGCTTTCGAAGGATCGTGTGACACTGGTCAAACTCTTCTTCATTTATACCCTGATTATACTAACGATCCTATCTCGGGCGATTTACTTACAGACTGTGTAAGTTACAACAACTTCCTGATAGACCCCTACTATAGAAAACAGGACTTATCTGATTGCAATTTCATCTGGCGCCGTAGGTGGGTAACTAAAGAAGTAGCAAAAACTCTATTGCCATCTCATGATAAAGAAATAGACAAGCTTAAGCCTTCAGGAGCGAAAGACGGTAGATTCCCTTTACAGGCAGAGCTTCTCAATCTAAATGTAAACCAGCTTTATACCTACGATGAGTTTCATTATAGAGATCAGAGACAAGCTACATTCATCATCGACCCTAGATCAGGTGAAGCTATTGAGTGGGAAGACGAAAAAGATGATCATGACATGATGCTAGAGGATGTGCTACAACTTCAGCCATGGTTAAAGGTTCATAAGCGATCAATCCCTACGGTAAAACTAGCGATTGTCGTAGCAGGGGAAGTGCTTTATGAGGGAGCTAACCTTCTAGGAATAGACTCTTATCCGTTCGTTCCATCTCTTTGTTATTATGAACCTGATATTCAATCCTATCAATGGCGTTGCCAAGGCATTATCCGCAATTTAAGGGACGCGCAATACCTTTATAATATGAGAAAGGTTATAGAGCTCGACATTCTTCAGTCTCAAATCAATAGCGGATGGATTTACCCTATTGATTCTATTACTGATCCTAAAGCCTTTAGACAATCTGGACAGGGATTCCTGATTCCTTTAAAAGCAGGCCACCTGCCTAGCGAGATTCAAAGGATAGAGCCTCCATCTATACCAGCGTCCATGATGGAGCTTTCACGTTCCTTGGCTGAAGACATCACCAAGATATCAGGAGTAAATGAAGAACTCTTGGGTAGTGCTACCGACGACAAATCAGGGATACTTTCCATGCTACGGCAAGGAGCGGGCCTGACCACACTACAGGGCATCTTTGACAAGCTTGATTACACTCAGAGGATTTATGGAAAGATACGTATGGAAGCGATCAGGAAGAATTTCTCTAAGGGGAAGGTTCAATCGATTTTAGGCCATGAGCCATCTGATAAGTTTTTCTCTAATTACTCACAGAAATACTCTCTTGCAGTCGAAGAAGGTAACTACAGTACCACCCAGAGACAAATGGAGCTTCAGCAGCTTCTACATTTCAAAGAAATGGGCATACCAATCCCAGACAAAACCATCTTGAACGCGGCTTTCATAACGAACAAGCAACAGTTACTTCAGGATATGCAAGAGCAGGCTCAAAGCCAGCAGCAACAGCAACAGCAACAAGCTCAAATGGAAGGGCAAAAGGCGCAAGCTGAAACGATGGTTAAGATGAGCCAATCCAAACTTAATATGGCCAAAGTTGCAGAAACAGAAGTTAAGATGAAAGAAATAAATGCTAGTGCAGACCATAAAAATATGGAATCTGATCTTAATCTTGTTAAGCTTGCAATGGAATTAGAAGACGTGCAATTTTTACAGATAAAGAACGCTTTTGAACTGGCTCAAGCCATGAAGATTGCTAACAATTCACAAACAAATGCCATGGAGGCAATATGAAAGATTCAAAAAAGGCATCAATGAGGGGATTCCCTATGCCAAAAGAAGAAATGGAAAAAGCTCAAGGGAAACTTGGAGCAACAAGCCAGTTGAAGTACGCTTCTGAGTTTGGTAATCCTGGTGATTTAGATAAGAATTCTAAAGGCCTAGCTGATTATGTTAAGAAAAACAAAATGAAATATTAATTTCTTTGGAGTAAAGATGGCAAAGAATAGCAAGCCGGATGCGTCCGCCCCTAAAAAAGGCAATGGACCAGCTGTACCTAATGAGCATTGGGAACGGCACTATAATCCGACTCCTAATAAAGACTCAGCATCAGTAAGGGGGTTTGAATTTAACCCCATGCGTTCTGATCATAGGATGACGACTTATCTCAAGACTAATAAAACGGACAATTAATGGTAAAAAGAAAGACAGTGGGCGAGCAAAGCTTGATAGCTCGCTCCGATTCTACGCGTTATGATCCTTTAGAGGTAGCTGAGCAAGAGGTGAAAGACCTTAATAAGGAATTTCTTATCTGCTTAGAAAAGCATAAAAAGATCTTTGATGAGGATGAATTTTGTATCGTTTTACAAAGAAATGTTACTGATCCTTTAATAGCAGGCGTAAGAAGAAATAAGTTTTTCGGGTGGCTTTGGCTGCCTCAGCCAAGACCCTTTCAGACTGTTTTTTACTATCATAAGCCTACGGAGAGCTGTAAACGTCTTTGGTCTCTACCTGATCCAAATACTATGGCTATTCTTGGTTCCATGCCAAACTTGCATACTAGAAACGCTAGAATTCAAGCGTGGGTTAAGGCTTTTTATGATGGTACTTTCCATGAATATATACGTATGGAAAGCCAAATTAATATGCTAACGCAAGCTGAATATTCAGATTTGCACAACGAAGAAATCATCAAGGCGCGCGGAGAGAATGTCGATGGACGAATCACCGACTCCTTTGATTTTTCTAAGGTCTTTTCCGATAAGGTCATAGACCCTGTCGAAGCCGGCCTTAATTAAAGCGTTCTCTATTCTTGGGGGCAAACATAATACTTGAATCGGCACATTGCCTCCCATATACTGAACGACTTGGCGATAGTGGGATAGATTCTTTTGGAACTCTTCCCTTAATTGAACATTTAAATCATCATCCATAGGTAATATGACATCTCCTGAAGATAATAAAATAGACGAAGTTAAAGAAATTGTACAGGTCGATGCATCCCAAGAGTCACCCGAACAGATTAACTGGAAGAAGTTCCGCGAAGAACGGGAGCAAAACAGAAGGGCTCAGCTTGAAGCTGAAGCAAGAGCAATTAAATCTCAGCAGGAAGCAGCAGCGCTTAAGCAAGCTATGGAAGCCCTATTGAGCAAGCCTGATTCTCAATCAAGCCAACAATATGAGCAAAGTGATGACGACACTATTCAGAAAAAGATTGATGCGGCATTAAATAAGCTTCGCCAAAAAGACCAAGAAGAAAGACAGAAGCGGGAAATAGCGGAACTTCCTCAAAAGCTAAAACAGACATTCACCGACTTTGATAAGATTTGTAGCTCTGAAAACCTAGATTATCTCGAGTATCACTATCCAGAGGTAGCCAAAGCCTTTCAACACATGCCCGAGGGCTTCGATAAATGGGCAACGGTTTATAATTCAGTAAAGAGATTTATACCTAACTCAAAGCCTCAAGTAGATGAGAAGAAGATCGAAAAGAATCTATCTAAGCCCCAGGCTATGTCCTCTGGTGTAGGAGGTCAAACAAGCGATTCAGCTCCTCATATATTAGATGAGTCTAGGAAGAAAGCTAATCAAATTCGGATGCAAAAAGTGATGCGCGGGCTATGATTTAAGTTTTAGTTTTCTCTTATAATTGTTGAGTTGGCTTTTGACTTGGTCCATTGTTAATTCTAATTCATGAGCGATTTCAATGTATTTTTTACCAGATTCTCTCAGTTGGCCTACTTTTTCAGTTGTGCCAATTGGGAATTTTCTTTGTGTTTGCCAGTTATCACGTCCTTTCCTAATCATGTCATAAGTGTTTGATTTGTGAGTTCCTAAGAACATATGGGAAGTT